GCACAATTGGGGGATTGCCGATTTTAGGACGGGCTACCATAGACAAGAGGTGGATATAAGGTATCGCCTCATACGGGAGCGGGGCTTTTTGGTTAGCGGAGCGGAGCATTGGGCGGCAAGGGGCGCAAGCGAAATGACGCGGGCGAGCCGCCGGGCGTGACTCTAAGAGGGGCCGCTGACATGCGCAGGGACAAACCGATGGTCGTGTATATCACGGCAGCACGCTTCGTCGTGTGGGATCCTTCGGCCTGGGGTCTGCGGTCGTAGGTCGCGCCTCCCGATGCGCCCCAATAACCCTCACGGAATGATGGCCGTGAACCCCAAAAACCAGAAGCCCAGTTCTCGGGCGTGGCTCCGCCGTTTCTACAAGTCGACGGGCTGGAAGCACAAGCGCAAGGTGATCCTCAAGCGCGACAACTACGAGTGCCAGGAGTGCAAGCGGCAGGGCGGGTACTCGAAGGCGACCGACGTACACCACATCAAGCATCTGGAGACACACCCCGAACTGGCGCTCTACGACGACAACCTGGAAAGCTTGTGCGCCGCCTGCCACAACCGGCTGCACCCCGAAAAACTGAAACCGCCTGCGGTGAAGGAGCGTGAAGCCCTCACACCCGAGCGGTGGTAAGGAGCGATAGAGCGATGACGCAGGAGGAACAGGACAGGCTAGCCCGGTTGCTCGAAAGGCGTGTGGCCGTCGAAAAAGACCTGCTTGACCAGCTAGACAGGATGGACACGGATACCGCCTACTACAAAGATCTGATCTCCGACTACATGGCGTTGTGGGACATAAAAAACGAGCTTATCAAGGACATCAAAGACCGCGGCGTCACCGCCAAGTATCAGAACGGCCCCAACCAGTGGGGATACAAGAAAAACGAGTCCATCGCCGAACTCAACAAAACCAACGCTCAGATGCTGAAAATCCTGCAAAACCTCGGCATTAAGCCTACCGCACCTGGGGATGACCCCAATGAGGAAATGTGACTATCACCCGTACATTGACCAGTACATAGACAGGCTCCGCGCAGGCGAGATCCCCGCCAGTAAGGAACTGCTGCTAGCCTGTGACCTTATCGAGCGCAAGCTGGACAACCCCGACGTGTTCATTGACACGGAGAAGATAGACGCGGCGGTCGACCTCATAGAACGCTACTTCGAGTTTACGCTCATGGACTGGGAGTTGTTCGTAATCGCCCTCATCCACTGCTACTACCGGAGCACCGACACGGTGGTGTTCGACGAGATATTCCTCGAGATGGGCCGCGGCAACGGGAAGAACGGTTTCATCTCTGGGCTTGTGTTCTACCTTGTTTCGGACAAGCACGGTATCAAGGGCTACAACGTGGACATCGTGGCGAATAACGAGGAACAGGCGCAGACGAGCTTCCAGGATGTGTATGAGGTGCTTGAGGACAAGTGGGAGAAACTTAAACGGTTCTTCTACAAGTCCTTGGAGAAAATCTTCAACCTCCGTACCAGGTCATATATCAAGTTCAACACGTCGAACGCCAAGACCAAGGACGGTAAGCGAACGGCGTGTCTGGTCTTCGACGAGATCCACGGATATGAGGACTGGGAGCAGATCAAGGTGTTCCAGTCGGGCTTCGGCAAGCGCAAGCACAGCAGGAGTTTCTTCATCACCACAAACGGCTATGTCCGGGGCGGGGTGCTTGACGAGCAGCTGGACCTGGCCCAAAGGGTGCTCGCGGGAGAAGCGGAGAACCTGCGCTTTCTGCCGCTCATCTACAAACTGGACGACGAGGAAGAGCTTAAAGACCCGAGGATGTGGGTGAAGGCGAATCCCTCTCTCCCCTACTTCCCGGAACTCAGGAAGCAGATCGAGGCCGACGTCATCAAGGCGCAGTACCAGCCGCAGAAGGCCGTCGACCTGATGACCAAGCGCATGAACATCCCCAAGGAGCAGGCGTTTACCATAGTTGCGCCGTGGGAGAAGATACTTGCCACCAACCAGCCTATCCCCTACGACGAACTGAGGGGCGCCAAGTGCATAGGGGCCGTGGACTACGCGCAGATAACGGACTTCGCCAGCGTGGGGCTACTGTTCAAGCACAAGAAGAAGCGCGTCTGGATAGAGCACACTTTTGTTTGCCGCCAAGCCTTGAAGATAGAGTCCCGCAGGTTCAAGTTCCCTGTTGAGGAAATGGCCGACCGGGGGCTTATCACCATCGTCAACGGTGAGTCGATTACCGCCGAGCACATCGCCCAGTGGTTTTTGACGATGGCGAAGACCTACCACATCCTGAACATCGTGGGCGACCGTTATCGCATCGAACTACTACGCGCCCAGTTCACCAAGGACGGTCTGCCACTGGAGGCGGTTGCGAGCGGCCCCATCACACACGCGAAGGTCGCGCCTCTCATCGAATCGTCCTTTGCCGAAGAGACGTTCGTGTTCGGCGACAACCCGACAATGCGCTGGTACGTGAACAACACATGCGTTGAGATTGACCCCAAGGGCAACACCACGTACCTCAAAATCGAGCCGAAACTGCGTAAGACTGACGGCTTCTTCGCCCTGGTCCACGCGCTGTCGAAGGACTCGGACCTGCCTGAGTCGGGCGGCAAGTTCCTTTCGCTCGACGTCTATGTCCACCAATGAGGGAGGTGATTCTAGGGTGTCTATCATGGACTGGTTTCTAGGGCTGTTCAACAGAGAGACTCGGACCTTGAGCGTCTCCGAGTTCATCGGCGAACTCACGACCGAGGTCTGGTACAAGGAGCTAGCCATACAGTCCTGCATAAACCTTATCGCCGGCACCTTGTCCAGGGCCGAGTTCCAGACGTTCGAGAAGGGGAAGGAGGTCAGGAAGGACAACCATTACCTGTTCAACGTGCAGCCCAACCCCAACAAGTCTGCCGCGAGGTTCTGGCGGGACGTCATCTACCGCCTAGTCTACAACAACGAATGCCTGGTCTTGATGCAAGGCAACCACCTGTACGTCGCTGAGAGCTTCGGCGTGGACAAGAAGGCTTTTGGTGAGTACTCCTACTCCGGGGTGACCGTCGACGGCGAAACGCTCGCGGGGACTTACACGGAGAGCGATGTCTTCCACTTCGAGCTGCACAACGCCAAGATCAAGGCCATTATCGACGGACTGTACAGCAGTTACTCCAAGCTCCTTGAGGCGTCACGTAAGCACTACCTGCGGCAGAACGCAAGGCGTGGCACGCTCAAGGTGCCGACCACCTACCCGGAGACCACCGACGCGCAGAAAGAGCTTCGGACGCTCATGGAGCAGCGGTTTAAGAAGTTCTTCGACGCAGAGGGCGACGCCGTGCTGCCTTTGGCGAATGGGCTTGAGTACGAGGAACTGGAAAACAAGTCCAACTCGGGCACGAAGGGTAGCCAAGAAGGGCGAGATGCCCGGGCGTTCGTCGACGACATCCTCGACTTCGTGGCGATGGCGTTCAACGTGCCACCGCAACTCTTGAAGGGCAACGTGGCGGATACCGGGAAGGCGATGGACAACTTCCTCACCTTCTGCGTGAACCCGCTGGCGGAACTCTTGTCCGACGAGATCAACCGCAAGTACTACAAGAAGTCCGACTACCTGAAGCGCACGTACCTGCGGATTGATACCAGCATGGTGCGCTCGCGCGACATAAAGGACATCGCCGGGGCGCTTGAGACGCTTCTTCGGATAGGCGGATACAGCATCGACGACATCCTGAAGACCCTGGGCATGGAACCCCTGGGCACGGAGTGGAGCACCATGAGGTTTATCACTAAGAACTACCAGCCGATCACCCAGGTCACGCAGGAGTCGCAATCAGGAGGTGATCCGTAACCCTTCCCGGTCCCGGCAGAAAGGAGGTGGCGAATATCAACAAGCGATACTACAGCATGGCGGTGCAGGGTGCGGAAGCGACTATCGACATCTTCGGCGACATCGTTTCGTGGGAGTGGTTCGAGAGCGACGTCTCCAGCTACACGCTGGCGAAGGAGATTGATAGCCTCCCCGAAGAGGTAACGACCATCAACGTCCACATCAACTCCTACGGCGGGGAAGTCGCCGAGGGGCTGGCGATATACAACAAGCTCCGCGCTCACAAGGCCAAAGTCAAAACCTACTGCGACGGTTTTGCGTGTTCGGCGGCCAGCGTCGTGTTCATGGCGGGCGACGAGCGGGTTATGTCCAACGCGTCGCTTCTCATGATCCATAACGCATGGCTTTACACGGCGGGCGACCCCAAGCAGCTTCGGAAGGACGCCGACGACCTGGAGGTCATCAACCAGGCTTCGGTCAACGCCTACATGAACCACGTCAGCATCACGGAGGAAGAGCTAAAGGCCATGATGGACGCCGAGACGTGGATCTCCGCTGCGGACGCCCTAGAGTGGGGCTTTGCCACGTCCGTCGTGAATCCGGCGACGACCAACAAAGCAGCGGCAAACGTCCGAAAGCGCATGGCGGAGATGCTTCTCCGGCAGCAGGCGGTGCGGGAGGACAAGCCTGCCGAGGCAAAACCCGATCCCAAACCCGATCCCGTTCCGGAACCAGTGTCCAGGAAACTCAAGTTGTTCTCGGCGTGGGGAACGCCGAAGAAAGGAGACTGACTCACCATGAAGAACCTCGACCAGCTCAAGCAGCAGAAAACCGATGTGATGGCCCGGTTGATTCAGGCCATCAAGGGCGACGACGAGGCGGCATTTCAGAAGGCGTTCGAGGAGTACTCGGATGTCATCGAGGAAGGGGTCCTCGCCGAGGCCAAAGGACTTGTCAAGGCTTCCGACAACCAGATTCTTGTTGGGCGCGGAGTCCGCGTCCTGACCTCCGAGGAGAAGGAGTACTACCAGAAGCTTGCTGCCGCCATGAAGAGCGACAACCCGAAGCAGGCGTTGTCCGGTTTCGACGCCATCTTGCCCGAGACCATCATCAACGCTGTTTTCGAGGACATCACCGAGGAGCACCCGCTTCTGTCGGAGATCAAGTTCGAGAACGCGTCGGCTCTCATCAAGTGGCTTTACAGCACGATGGACGGGCGATTCCTCGCCTGGTGGGGTCCGCTTTGCAGCGAGATCAAGAAGCAGCTTGCCGCTCAGTTCAACTACCTTTACCTTGAGCAGACCAAGCTGTCGGCGTATGTCCCCGTCTGCAAGGCCATGCTCGACCTGGGTCCCGCGTGGCTTGACCGCTACGTGCGGACGATCCTGGCTGAGGCTCTCGCCAACGGCCTGGAGAAGGGCATCGTCAGCGGGCGCGGCATCGCTGACCAAGCTGCGGACCCTGATGATCGGATCTTTGAGCCCGTCGGCATGGACCGCGACCTGACGGTGTTTGACAACATAACGGGCTACGCTCCCAAGGTGCCCATTCCTGTGGTCCAGTTCACCCCGGCGGCTTACGGCGCTCTGGCAGCCCAGCTCGCGGTAGGCCCCAACCTCCTGAACCGTCCGGTGACCAACCTCCTTTTGATCGTCAATCCGGTGGACTATCTCACCAGAGTCATGCCCGCCACCGCCTACCAGCGCGCAGACGGTTCGTGGGTGCGGGACATCCTGCCACTGCCGACCAAGATCGTGCAGTCGGCGTGGGTGACGCAGGGCACCGCGATCCTGGGTATGCCCAAGCGGTACATCATGGCGATGGGGACCGGCAAGGACGGGCGCATCGAGTACTCCGACGAGTACAAGTTCCTGGAAGACGAGAGGACCTACCTCATCAAGTTCTACGGCACAGGTCGCCCGATGGACAATACCAGCTTCCTGACGCTGGACATCACGAACCTTGTGCCCGTGCCCGTGAACGTGTTTGTCACCAACGACCCGCTTAACGTCGCCGGCAGCGTAGGCATCACTGGACAGCCCATTCAGGTAGGCATCACTGGACAGCCCATTCAGGTGGGCATTGACGGCCAGCCCATCGAAACAACGGGCTTCCTAGACGCTAGGCTGTCCAGCCTAAAGATCGGCGCCCTGGCGCTGACGCCCGCTTTCAACAAGTCGGTCATGGTGTACACGGCGGCTACCACTGACGCCACTAACACCATCACGGTAGTGGCTAAGGACGGCGACTCGACGATCTCCATCAAGGTGAATGGCGCGGCTCATACCAACGGGACTGCGGCGACTTGGGAGAACGGCGCAAATACGGTCGAAATCACGGTAACCAACGGTACTGAGACCGAGACCTACACGGTCACAGTGACCAAGAGCTGAGACGGATAACCCATGCGTAAGCCCCATCTACACGGTGGGGCTTACGTTGTTTTGAAAGGCAGGTGATGCGCCGTGCTGCAAACGGTGAAGGACTATCTCAAAATCACCTGGGATGATGAGGACGTTGCGATCCAGGGGATCATCGGTCGCGGGCAAGCGTATCTCAACGGGCTTGCTGGCGCGGAACTCGATTACGCCGTCTGTGTGAGTAACGACGAGCAATACGCGGCGGACCTGAGGGCGATCCTCGGAGAACTCACAGCCGAACCCGCAGAGGGCGAAGAGGCGATGACGATTGACGAGGCTATAGCGCAGATCCTAGCCGCCGAAGGTCGCCGTGATTCGTGTACCGCCAAGCCGTCTCTCGCCGTGAGCCTTCTCCTGGACTACTGCCGTTACGCCTACAGTAACGCCCTGGAGTACTTCGAGGAGAACTTCCGAGCGCAGATCCTACGCCTGCAACTCCTGGAGGGCGTGAAGGCGCTCGCTGATGAGGTAGCGCCATGAAGACCAAGGCGGAAGTCATGCGCGACCTCGGCAGAGTCCGCAGGCGCAAGATCGTCATTCAGCGCAAGGTCACTGAGAAGAACAAGTGGGGCGACCTTGTGACCGAATGGCGCGACTGGCAGACGGTGTGGGCTGAGCGTGGGAGCCTGTTCGGGCGCGACTACTACGCCGCGCTAGCCGTGGGCGAGCAGCAGACGGTCGAGTTCGGCGTGCGGCATGTCGGATTCCTAGACGACCTCACGACCGACACGCACAGGCTGGTGTTCGAGGGCAACGTGTACGACCTTAAGCAGGTGGACTACCTGAAGGACGACGGCATGTGGCTGATACTCCGCGCTTCGAGGCAGGGATAGCGCAATGGCTAACATCAAAGTCCGCATGAAAGTCGAGGGCGGCGACGCGCTCGCCCGTAAACTCCAGATGATCGCCCAGGAAACAGCCAACACGCACATGCGGGAATGCGCGCTAAAGGGCGCGGAGGTCATCCGCCAAGAGACTGAGACGAAGCTCAGGTCGGGCGGCGAAGTGAAGGTGCAGACCGGCACCCTCGCAGGCGACATCCAGAAGGAAGTCCGCAAACAGACCAAGGCGAAGGTCGAAGTGTATGTCGGCCCCGGCAAGGCGGGCTGGTATGGTCGCCTGGTCGAGGACGGCCACGCCATTGTGGTTGACGGCAAAAAGGTGGGCGACGTGCCTCCCCACCCGTTTCTGCGCCCCGCGTTCGACGAGACGACCGACGAGGCGGAGCAAGCCTTCGCCAAAGAACTCAAGAGGAGGCTGCGCCTATGAGCACGCCCGAACCGAGGCAGGCGCTATACGCCTATCTTTTGGCGAACAACGGAGTGAAGGATGTGGTCGGCGACCGAATCCACCAGGGGCGAATACCCACAGGGGCCGCAAAACCCCTTCTCCTCATTCAGCCGCCCATTAGTCGGGTGAGCGAGCGGTATTTGCGCGGCGTGGCATACAAACGTACCCGCCTCCAGGTAACGGCGATAGCCGACACTCAGGGGCAGGCAGAGCAGGCGGCAAACGCCGTGATTTCGGCTGTAGAAGGCTTCGTGGGCAGCATGTCGGGCGTGACCATCATTGAGGCTACCGTGGACAACGACCGCCAGATTGCCCAAGACGGCATTGACGAGACTCACCATCATGTAGACGTGATGGTGATGTATAAGGGGTGAGACAGCATGTCTGAAGCAACTGGACTCGGAACCAAGTTTCAGCGCGAGAAAGACCTCACGCCTGGCACATTCGACGACATCGCATCCGTCGTGAGCATCGCGCCTCCGCAACTTACCCGTGAGACGGTGGACGTGGAGGAACTTGCGCCCACCGACGACATGAAGCGCAAACTCGTCGGCTTGATTGACGGGGGCGACTTCGCGGTGACGGTCAACTACGACCCGGAGGACGAGACTCAAAAGCTCCTGGAAACTGACCTCGCAAACGGCGTGGAGCACACTTATCGCATTCAGTTTCCTTTCGACGAGACGGTGTACTCCGGCGGCGGCTACTGCAAGATAACGGGCATCGTTACGGGCTTCGCTCCGCAGGAGATCGCCTCAGGCGAGGTAATGCAGGCTGAAATCACGTTTGCCGTGACCTCGAAACCCGATTACGTGGAGTTGGTTGAGATTGAGGGAGGGGGAAGCTAAATGGCTGAGGCTACTGGTATTGGTACCACCTTCAAGTGGGACGGGAACGTGGTCGCTCAGGTAGTGACCATCACGCCTCCCGGGCCCACCAGAGAGACGATTGACGTTGAGGAACTCGCGCCCACCGACGACTTTAAGCGAAAGCTTGTCGGGCTCATTGACGGCGGCGAAATGTCGCTGACTATCAACTTTGAGCCCACCGTGGGAAACCACGCTCTGCTTGAAGCGCTCTATGCTGGCGTCGCCAAAGCGTGCGAGATCGGCTACAAGGGCGGCAGGAAGTGCTCGTTCAACGGGCTTGTTACGGGCTTCGCTCCCAGCGAGATAGCGGCAGGCGAAGTGATGCAGGCTGAAGTGACCATAGCGGTCACTAGCAAGCCTGTATGGTCATAGGAGGTTTGGCGCATGAGCACATTACTCACAAGAGACGCGATCCTGCAAGCGGATGACCTGCCGCGCGAATTGGTGGAAGTGCCGGAATGGTCGGGCAGCGTATACGTCCGCGCTTTGACGGGCATCGAACGTGACGCCTTTGAGCAGTCTGTCGTGGAGCAGAAGGGCAAGTCCACCAAGATGAACCTTCGCAACATCCGGGCGAAACTCGTCGCGCTAACCGCTGTTGACGAGGAAGGCAAGAGGCTGTTCACCGACGACGACGCCGCGCTTCTCGGCAAGAAGTCCGCTGCGGCCCTGGATCGTGTGTTTGATGTGGCGCAGAGGCTCTCCGGCTTGCGTCAGGAAGATGTCGAGGAACTGGCGGGAAACTCCGAAGGCGCGTAGAGCGCCGCTTTTACTTTCGCCTGGCTCTGGCGCTGGGCATGACAGTCCGCGAACTACTCCAGCGTATCGACTCACGCGAACTCACCGAGTGGCAAATCTATTTTGGCATGGAGCCTTGGGGCACGGAGGTTGACGACTGGCGGGCGGGCATGGTGGCGTCAACCATCGCCAACGTGAACCGCGACCCCAAGAAACAGAAGAAGCCCTTCGAGCCGAAGGACTTCATGCCTGAGCGCGTGAAGGAACCTGCACCCGAGCAGTCACCCGAAGAACAGCAGCGGGTGCTCGGCATGTGGGGCGGCATCTGGCGTGGCAAGTTTGGCGAGGGCGGTCCTTAGCGGGCCGCCTGTCGCTTTTGGCGGGAGGTGAGCATGTGGCAACTGTAGGTAGACTGGCAATAGTCCTGACGGCATCCGCCACCGACTTCGAGCGTGTCATGGGACGGGCGACCAGGGCAGTGAAATCCACCGAACGGGAGTTTCGACGGGCTGGGAAGGCAATGGAATCGGTGGGGCGTTCGTTCATGCTGAACGCGACCTTGCCTATTGTGGGCGGACTGACCGCTATTGCCAAGGCCGCCATAGACTTTGAGGACCAGTTTGCGGACGTTAGAAAAACGGTCAATGCGACCGAGACAGAGCTGGCCGCCCTTGATAAAAGCCTCAGAAAGCTAACCGAGCGTACACCTAGTACCTACAAGCAGCTTACTGAGATTGCATCATTGGGTGGGCAATTTGGAATTGCGGCAGAAAGCATTGTAGAGTTTACGGAAACCATGGCTCACATGAGCGCGGTAAGCAAGGATCTTGCATTAGAAGATGCTGCACTAGCGTTGGCGCAAATAGCCAACGTTTCTGGCATCGGTCAAGATAATTTTGACCGCTTGGCGTCCAGTATGGTCAAAACGGCACAATCGACAGAAACTACGGAGCGTCAAGTGCTTGATTATACCAGACGATTAGCCGGTATCGGCACAAAAGCCGGGTTTAGCACAGCCGCACTCATTGGCATTGGTGCAGCCTTCGCATCAAGCGGCTTGGAAGCAGAAGCAGGCGGCACTGGGATAGGCAAGACTATGCAGTACATGATGGAGGCGGTAGCAACAGGAAGCGGTAAACTACAAACTTTTGCCCGAACTGCCGGGCTGACT